TGGTCGGGAAGACCGTTGGCGAAGGCGTCCTAAACCAGCGGATTGCTGGGGTTCAGCCGGTGGAAGTGACCATCCGCCTGGACCGGCTGTCCGCGTCCGTGGACACGGACTGGCGGCTGATCTGGCTAGGCTGGCCGTTTGAAATAACCGCCGTCACCGTGGACGAATTGGCCGCCACCGTTTCGGTCCTGGCCGTCCGGTCCCGCGAAGTCGAGGCGGTCATATGACCGTCACCGCAAAGGTCCTAAGCGACGGGAAATTCAGGGGAAAAATGTTGGCCATTGTTGGCCAGGCCGGCGCTGACAAGCTGCACAAAGCCAACCAAAAGTCCGCCGACGAATTTGAAGCCCTGGTCCGTCAGGCCATCGTCACCGGCCCGGCCAGGGGCGGCCACCTGGAAGACACGCTGGACCAATACCCGGCCGGGGAAGTTGGCGTGGCCGTCAGCATCGGCAATCCAAGCTTGCCCTATCCGCTGCACCTAGAGGTCGGGTGGAAGGCCGCCGATGGGTCCCACGTTCCCGGCCGGCCGTTCTGGTATCCGGCCGCGCGGATCATGCGGAAGCGGGCCTGGAACCGGATCAAGGCCGCCGAACGGGCCGCCATCAAAGCGGCCGTGGGGTCTTCCTCACCAACGCCGGGGGGCTGACCCATGGCAGACCCAGCCGCCGCCTTCCATGCCGCCCAGGACTTCACCTTGCGGAATTCAACAGCCCTGGCCGCGCTGTTCCCCGGTGGCGTGGTCCGCCTTTATTCGGTCGTCCCGCAGAACGCCCCGTTGCCCTTCGTCAGGATCGGGGACGACCAGATTTCCGAAGACAGTGACGATTGCGTCAGCGCGTCGGAGGTCTTCGCCATGGTCCACGTCTGGACCAAGCCAGACCCGCCGGACGTCCAGCTGGGTCGCCTGATTGCTGGCGTGATCCGCGCCACCCTGGCCGCGCCCGACGACTTCGCGGTCGAAGGCTTCGACGTGGTCCTGGCCGACTTTGTCGACGCCCGACACCTGACGGACCCGGACGGGTCGTCCCACGCGGTCCTGAATTTTCGTTTCGCCCTGGTCCAATCGGAGGAAATTTAAATGGCTGCAATTCAGCACGCCAGGGGCGTCAAGCTCCTGCTATTGGTCGGCCAGCAAGACGGGCCGCCGGAAACTTTCGTGGCCTATTGCACGATCAATGCGGCCCGGTCTGTCGCTGGCGATGCCGCGACCAATGACTTCAACATTCCCGACTGCGACGATCCGGACGCCATGGGTTGGCTGGCGCGGGAAAAGGTCTCCCTGTCTTACTCGGCGACCGGGTCCGGCATTCTCAACACCCCGGACACAATCGAATTTACAGAGTGGCTTGCGGACCCGCTTCCCCGGAACTGCCAAATCATTGTGGACGTCCCGGCGGTGGACGGCGGCGTGATTTTCGCCGGCCTGTTCCATCTGGTCCATTTCGAAATCACGGGCGACCGTGGGTCCAAGATGGAAGCGACCCTGAACCTTGTTTCAGACGGGGAAGTCACGGTCACGGCAACGTCCGCCCTGGCCCTCCAGGAAGCCCGGACGGAAGCCAAAGCCAAGGCGCCCAGGGCTGAACCCCTTCCCGCCTGATGGCCCGGTCTGGCGAATTGGTCCGGCTGTGGGGCGACAGCGAACGGACCTTCCGGTTGCGGATCGGGGATTGGCGGAAGGTTCAGGAAACTTGCGACGCCGGCCCGGCTGAGATTGCCGCGCGGCTGGCGGCCTGGGCGTCGGCCAGGAAGCTTTCCCCCAGTGCTTCGTTCCTGGACCTTTTGGCTTCCGGCGCCCTGGGCCGGTGGCGGGTCGATGACATACGCGAACCGATTTACCGGGGCCTGATCGGCGGCGGCATGGACCCCACCCAGGCCGGCCGGCTGATCCGCGACCTTCACGACGAACGCCCGCTAATGGAAAACGTCGACCTAGCCCTGGAAATCGTTCTGGCGTCCCTGGTCGGACCGGAGGACGAACCGGTGGGGGAGACGTCAGGGGGGCCGTCAACGACAACGACGCCAACCGGCTCCCCCGATCTAAACTCCGCTTCGGCGACTTCTATGGAAGCGGCGCCGTCTTAGGCTGGACGCCGGCCGACGTGGACGCCTGTTCGTTTTGGGAATTCCTGGCCGCCCGTGACGGCTGGATGGCCGCGAACAACCCGCCCGAAAACGCCTACCCGACGCCGGAAGAACATGACGCCATGTTGGAAAAGTGGGGCTGACCGATGGCGACCGAAGTTGACCGGTTGGTGGTGGTCTTCGATGCCAACTTTAAGCGCATGGAAGACAAGCTGGAAAAGGTCATCCAGAAAAACGAGAAGACCAAGCGCAAGCTTGAACAGACCTGGACCGGGAAGGGTCTGACGGCCGGCCTGGAAAAAGGCTTTGACGATCTGGCCAAGTCGGTGGGCGGGGCGGCCAGCGCCTTGCCCGGCCTGGGAAGCGCCTTTGGCGTCCTGGGCGCGGCCGGCTTGGTTGCTGCGGCCGGCGTCGGCGCCTTCGCCCTGGCGATGAAGGAAACAGAAGCGGCCATCAACTACGCGGCCGACATCAAACAGATTGCGGTGGCGGTCGGTGTTTCCACGGACTTCATCCAGGAATTTAACTACGCGGCCGAACAATCGGACATTGCGGTGGGCGTTGCTGATGACGCCTTGAAGGGCCTGAACGCCACCCTGGGCGCCATCACCCTGAACCTTCCCAAGTCCGAGAAGGCGGCCAAGATATTTTCCGAAGCCCTGGGGATCAGCCGGGAACAGCTGAAGTCTTACAGCGACGTCAGCGAATTGCTTCCGGTCATAGCCGAGAAAATCAAGCAAGCCGGGACCTATGCCGAGAAATACGCCATAGCCAAAAAGTTCGGGATTGAAGCCCTTCTCCCGATGCTTATTCAAGGCGCCGAAGGGTTCAACGCCCTGGCCCAGGCCGCCCATGAATTGGGCATAGTCCTGGACGCTTCCGTGATTAACAAAGGCGCCGCCGCTGAAGACAGCTTGCGCAAGCTTGATGCTGTTATGAAGGCGCAAAAGGCCGCGACCTTCATTGAATACAAGGACGCCCTGATTGAAATCAAACAGGCGTTTGTTGACGCACAGATTGCGGGCCTTCAGTTCCTGGCGTTCCTGACAAAAACAACCCCAGTCACCCGCGAAATCGTCCGTCAGCAAGCGGCCATTGCTGCAATCGAACAGGGCAAGGGCGACTTCCTGGAACGGTGGGCCGGGAAAAGCAAAGACGACCAGCTGACGGAAGCGCGGCTAAAGCTTGCCCAGCTGCAACGTCAGGCCAACCTGGAAGCCTACCACGCGAGGGTCGAAGCTGAAGCGTCCATGCGGGCGGCCGGCCTGGATACCGGCGGGACCAAAGCCCTTCCCGGCAAGGACAAGCCGGACGGGACCAAGTCCAAGCCGGTGTCCGTGACCCTGACCAAGGCGCCGGACCAAGTCGCCTTCGACCCCTTCACGATGAAGACCCTGGAAGAACAGCGCCAGGACGCCCTTGAAGCCCAGCTGATGCCGCAGCCCGGCAAAGAAGTTGAGTTTGACGCCGGCCGGATCACGCCCCTGGATAACGAGTGGTTCACAGACCCGGCGGGGAAGGCTGCGGACCTTAAAGAAAAGCTGGAAAAGGCCACCCACGAAGCAATTTTTGACGGGGTCAAGGGCGGCCTGATGGCGGCGGCGGACGGCGACTTCCTGGAATATCTCCAGGCCAAGGTCAAAAACGCCCTGTTCAATGCGGCGGCCGATGGCCTGACCAGCTGGATAACCAAGGCCGGCGAGGGGGAGGGCGGCAACCCGTTTGCGGAAGCCTTCGGGAACATAATCAAGAGTTTTGAAGGGTATGCGGGCGGAACTTCGTCCGCGCCTGGTGGTGTGGCCTGGGTCGGGGAACACGGAAAAGAACTGGTCAACCTTCCGCGCGGGTCGCAGGTCATTCCCAACAGCGCCCTACGGAATGCCGGGATCAGCGGCCAGTCCGGGGGGTCCCCGGTCATCGTCTTTGACAATCGCGGCGCGGTCATTTGGGAACAGGCTGCGCGTCAGCTGATGGCCTACGCGGACCGGGCCGCCCTCCAGTCAGGGGCGACGGCCTTTGGCGCGGCCCGCAGGGCGACACCCCAGGACATGTTCCGGTCTGGCGCCCGGAGGCTGAACTAATGCCGGTCACGTTCCCGACCATCCCACGCGGGACCACGTTCACGCCCCGGCTGGTCCGGGTGTCCGGGGACCTGACGTCACCCCTGGGCGGCCCGACCCAGCGGATAACCCGGCTTGGTTCCAGGTATGCGGCCGACGTGGCCCTTCCGTCGCTGGACGCGGCTTGCGCGGCGCGGTGGTTGGCCTGTCCGCTGCGGGCGGAAGCCGAAGGGCTGACCCTGGCCCTGGTCGTCCCGCAAATGATTAAGCCGAAGGACCTGGGCGCGGTCACGGGGACCGGGGCGGTGGGGTCGGACGTCGTGACCTATGCCGGCGCCGCGCCATCGGTCGGAATGTGGTTTTCATTCCAGGCCGGCGGTCGCGCGTATCTGCATTTTGTGACGGCGGTCGACGGCGCCGCCCACACCCTGAAGGTCTCGCCCTTGCTGCGGAAGCCGATGGCCGCCGGGACCGTCCTGGAATTCCAGGCGCCAGTCCTGGAAGGCTTCGTGGACGACACCGCTTGGTCCCTGGAATTCTTCCGCTTCGTCGGCCACCGGTTCACGATCACAGAAAGCGCCTAGGCCATGGCAGACGACGCGGCCGGCTTGCTGGTCTCCCAGTTTGACCCGCCGCAGCTGTTGCTGTTCGTGGCGGTCGAAGTCGGCTTGGCGACCGGCGGCTTCCTGCGGCTGGTCGACGGCGCCGGGGAGGTCACGTTCGGCGGCCGGACCTTCCTGGGTCGGGACCCGGCTTATGGGGTCCTGGCCGGCCTGGAAGCGATAACGGACGGCTTTGGCGATAGCGCCCCTGGTCTTCGGCTGGGGATCAATCCGCCCACCGCCGCCGCAGCTGCGACCCTGGCCGGCGCCGCCATGCAAGGTCAGCCGGTTATCTTGTGGGTCGGGACCGTGATCCCGACGACCGGCGCCATAGTCGCGTCCCCGGTCCTGGTCTTCACCGGAGACGTGGACCAAGGCGTGGTCAGCATCGGGACCGGGACCCGCCGGGTTGACCTGGATTGCGTGTCCATTTGGGAACGGCTGTTTGACGATAGCCAGGGCGTGCGCCTGACGGACGCCTTCCACCAATCCGCCTATCCAGGGGAATTGGGTTTCGAATACGTCACGGACATTTCCCGCCAGCTTCCATGGGGCCAGGACGGGCCGCGCCCCAACGTGGTCGCCGACGCCACCCAACAGACATTGGCGCAAGATGTTGCAAGCCGCTTCTTCCGTTAAAAACCCACTGGTCCAGCGGGTCGAAATCGCACAGGCGGCGCTGACCCGCTTTGGCGGCCGGCCGTTCAAGTGGGGCGTGGACGATTGCGCGAAGCTGGCGGCCTACGTCCTGAAGCTGGCCGGCTACAAACCGAACCTGTCGCAATTCGGGGATTATAAGACGGACCTTGCGGCCAGGCGCGCGCTGAAAAATCGGGAATTCTCCAGCGTGGTCAATTGGATTGACAGCGTTGGGGTCGCCCGATGCTTCCCAGCTGCGACCCTTCCGGGGGACCTTGTCGCCTTCCCCGGCGTCGGTGGTTGGGACGGTCTGGCGGTGGTCCTGGGCAACGGTCGGGTCCTGGCTTTCACTGAGACCGAAGACGACGGCCGCTGTTCAATCATCGCCGCAGATTTCCGGCTGGCCGTCGCGGCCTGGAACGTCACGCCATGCCGCAAGTGATAGCTGCAATTGGGACGGCCATTGCGGCCGGCTTCACCGCCGCAGCTGCGGGCGCGACGGTCGGCGGGGTCCTGGCCGCTGTTGGCGCGGAACTGGGCGCCTCC